CCACGAGCTGAGACTATATGCTAGAGGTGAACAGTCAATACAAAAATACAAAGATGAATTATCTATTAACGGTGATTTGTCATATCTTAATTTAGACTGGAAACCTGTGCCTATTATACCTAAATTTGTAGATATTGTTGTTAATGGAATACAAGAAAGAACTTACGATATAAAAGCATTTTCAATTGATCCTGTTGCCGCAAAGCAAAGAACTGAATATATTGAGGGTATGGTTGAAGATATGCGATTTAAAAATTTTAAAAATGCAGCTTTGGAATTATCAGGTGTTGATAAGTTTAAAAACGATCCTGATAAATTACCTGAAAATGATGAAGAGCTATCTGTACACATGCAGTTAGATTATAAACAAAGTATTGAAATAGCAGAAGAAGAAGCATTAGATAATGTAATGGCTCTTAACAAATATGATTTTGTAAAGAAAAGAGCTGATTATGATTTAGCAGTTATTGGTATTGCTTGTCTTAAAAATAGCTTTAATAAAGCTGAAGGAATAAAAATTGATTATGTTGATCCAGCTAATATAGTTTATTCTTATAGTGACGATCCATATTTTTCAGACTTATATTATGTAGGTGAAGTAAAAAGAATTTTAATAAAAGATCTTATTAAAGAATATCCTGAATTAACAGAAGAGCAAATAAAAGAATTAGAGGATAAATACGAAAATCAACAAAATGATAAATATGTATATTATCCAGAAGACGCTAGTGATAAAGCGTATATAAATGTATTATATTTTGAATATAAAACTTTTAATAAACAGGTATTTAAAATAAAACAAATGGCATCTGGCGCTGACAAAGCTTTACAAAAAGATGATACATTTGATCCGCCAAAAGATGCAAGAGCAAGATTTGAAAAGGTTGATAGAGCTATAGAGGTTTTATATAGTGGTGTAAAAATATTAAATCATGATATATTATTAGACTGGAAAAAATGTGAGAACATGACAAGACCTAAGTCTGATATTACAAAAGTACAAATGAGTTATAATATAGTTGCTCCACGTATGTACAAAGGAAGACCTGAATCTTTAGTTAGCCGTATGATAACTTTTGCTGATATGATACAGCTTACTCATTTGAAGTTACAACAGGTAATGTCAAGAGTAGTTCCTGATGGTGTATTTTTAGACGCTGATGGTTTAGCTGAAATAGATTTAGGTAATGGTACTAACTATAATCCACAAGAAGCGCTAAACATGTACTTCCAAACTGGTAGTGTTATTGGTAGATCAATGACACAAGATGGTGACTTTAATAATGGTCGTATGCCAATACAAGAGTTACAATCATCAGGTGGTAATGCTAAAATTGCAGCATTAATACAGTCTTATAATTATTATTTACAAATGATGAGAGATGTGACTGGGTTAAATGAAGCTAGAGATGGTAGTATGCCTGATAAAGCATCATTAGTTGGTTTACAAAAAATTGCAGCTGCTAATAGTAATACAGCAACAAGACATATATTACAAGCTGGTCTTTATATAACATTAAAAACAGCTGAAGCTATTTCGCTTAGAATATCAGATGTGTTAGAATATTCTAAAACTAAAAACCAGTTTATACTTTCGTTAGGTAGATTTAATGTAGGAACGCTTAACCAAGTAAAAGAATTACATATGCATGATTTTGGTATATTCTTAGAGTTAGCGCCTGATGATGAAGAAAAACAGTTGTTAGAAAATAATATACAAATGGCCCTTCAACAACAACAGATAAACTTAGAAGATGCTATTGATGTTAGACAGGTTAGAAATTTAAAACTAGCTAATCAAGTTTTAAAAATAAGAAAAAAGAAAAAGCAAGATCAAGATCAAGCTATAGCACAACAAAATATTCAAGCGCAAGCGCAAGCTAATGCTCAAGCAGCTGAACAAGCCGC